TTCTCAAGAAGTTCCTTAACTCTATCTCTTTTTCTTTCCTCTTGTTGACCCTCGAATCCTAAGAATGTAACTGATGATTCTGTATCTATTTCAAGAAGTTCATTGTTGAACTTGCAGTTTTCAAAGATAACTCCGTCTTTACCAAGACGTGACTTTGTAATGGCAATCGTTGCTAAATTCATTTCCTTTTGTTGTAATGATTTAGCCACAGTAATGATTACGTGACCCACTTGAGCCTTTTTGATGGAACCACCCATTTGGTCTGTAGTCACAACCTCAGATGAGATTGAACTTCTATTACCTTGAGTTGCTGTCCATCCAGCAAGATTCAACTCGTGACACATACCTTCAAATCCTCTCATTACAGAACCTTCAGCTTTCCACTCATCCTTTGCACTTGATTCAGGAAGAACACAATCAATATAATCCAATAGAATCATATCAATCTTTGTACCATCAGCAATAATCTTTCTAACTTGATTCTTGATTTGATTCATGGTCATACTATCAGAAGCTAACTTCTTCAAGATTAACTCATTTTTCATCGTCTCTTTAATCTCAGTTATCTTACCCATAACAACATCTTTGTGGAGAACCAAATTATCTGGTTCAATACCTGTCCACATCGTGAAGTGTTTTCTTTGAATAATCTTTGGGTTGTCCTCAAAAAATATTTGAAGAACGTTATATCCCATATTAAATGCTGTGTTGGCAATCTTACATAAGACAGTGGTTTTACCAACCCCCGTAGGAGCTAATATAACCCCAATCTCACCCTTCGCAAGTCCACCCTTAAGTAGTTTGTCGATTCCTGTAATACCCATTGGAATGGGGTGTCTATAGTCTTCGTCGAGGACTGTGTCCAAGTTATCGAACACATCTGTCTGACCCTTCTCAACCTCACCAACTTGTAGAGCTTCTCTAATAAGTCCTTCTACCTTGTCATAAGATTCAAAGTCACCCTCAGTAATAATCTTTTGTGATTTGTCCATCGCCTTCTGTAACTCTTGTTGTTTACAGAATTTTAACGCCTTCTCTTGTACAAAAGATGTTCCCTCAAACGGAGCATCTTTAACTTGTTTAAGTGTGTCCAAAACAATCTTGGCAACAAGTTCTTGTGAAATCTCAGATTTTACAATCTGTTCTAAGGTATCAAAAGTAGGTGTTGACTCGTACTTTACATGATACTCTTTAATCATCTGTATAATGATTTTAAAGTATTTGTTGTCGAAGTATGAACTTTCAATAACATCCATAATTGAATGTGAAAAATCCTTGTCGACAACTATTTGGTTGAGTAACTGCACCTGAAATGTGTTCCCTAAATAATCAAAATTCTTGTTCATAGTTGTTTTAAAATATCCCCTCTTTTATTAAATACTTACTTACTTGTTTCGAAATCCAAATATTGATAAGATAATTGGTTGTTTGAAAAAATGTCAGTTAAATCTCTTAAGACATCTTTCAAAAATGGTCGTACGTCCACCGTATAACGAACTTTCGGCGGAAATAATTTTCCATCAAATTGTCTATGACAAATTGTCTGTTCTCCAACTTTCACAAAAAGGTTAAATATTTCAGGACCATCTGTGAATGATGTATCCATAACTTTTGGGTCATAACTGATTGAATCTCTGTTGTCCATCATGTAAACAACTGTTTTCATTTTTAGATAATACTGTAACTCTTCTTTTAGAGATTTGATATAATCATACAAGTCTACCGAGTTCTTCGCCTTAGGGTTAAAACCTCTAACGTTGAAGAATCTTTGTACAACAATGTTGTCATTCAAAGTCAAAAGGAATTCCATTTTGGTGCTGTCCATTTCTTTCATTTCGTTTAATTTTTGTTTGTGTTTCGTTTTTCTTTTCTTATTAGTTTAGTGAATGGTGTAAGAAAGTTAACCCAAGCCTCGTCATCTTTAGGGAGGTACTTGAATAATCCGTCTTCCATCATCATTCTCATTAAGTTCTTATACCCCCTGTCTGTAGGGTCTATTGTATCAGTGTAAATTTGTTCTACTAAGGTCTTTCCATCATCCGTAATTAGTGGGTTTGAAAGGTCTACAATTTTTTTGTTTGTGTTATAAAACTCTTCTCCAAGTATAGTTGATTTCGTCTTCCCAGTCAAAATATTCAATAAAGTTTTAATGGGTTTTTTTTGCGGGATATTTCGTGCATTATCGAGTAATTCTTCGATAGTGCAGGGTTTTTCCAACATTTGTGGGAAGTGTTTTATTAGTGTCTTTTCTCCAAGACCTTCAATTCCATCTATATTATCGGATTTGTCTCCTGTAAAGATTTTACAAAGGAGCACATTGTAGTGAGGTATTTCTACCTTATTGATAGTAATCTTATCTCCAAACTTATAGTATTGTTTAACTATAGGTGAGAATATAGTTACTCTCTCATTAATTAATTGGGTTAAATCTTTGTCGGCTGAGAATATTGTAATCTGTTCATTGGTTGCTATCTTACAATAGTAAGCAATCAGGTCATCAGCCTCATTATCCTCCATTTCAACTTGTCTAACGAAAACTTCTTCAAGGTAATCTTTTACTCTAGATTTCTGCTCAAGGTATGAGGCGTACTTATCCTCATTCATGTCTTGTCGTCTATTCGCCTTGTATTGAGGATATAATTGTTTTCTGATTGATGAATTATATTTTCCATCCCAAAAAACAACTACTTTATCTAATTGTCCTTCATCCAAGAATCGGCGAATAGTATTAATAAAATGATAAACGCCACCAATGTGAGACCCATCATTATAAAGTTCTTTAACACCGTGAAAGCCAATCTTAAAAAGGTTATCACCATCTACCAATAAAGTTTTAGACACATAGTTTATTTAAATGTTAACAAATATATTACTCGCTGATATCGTCTGTTGTTTCTTCTAAAGTCAATTCGCCAGTTCCTGATAAGATACCATTCCAATATTGAGAATACTCTTTCTTATAAGCCTCTAAAGCCTCTTTAGTATCTTCAATATATCCTTGTGGTACCGCAATCAATTTACCGTCGTTATAACCCAAACCATTTACGTGGTTCTTCAAAATTGAAATCTTAGTTCTGATTGCATATCTTACAGTTCTTCCTCCTTTGGTTGCCGTGATGTGGTTGATACCAGCACTTGCTTGGTTACCAAAAAGGAATACTAATGAAGATGCTAACCATAAAGCTTCACCACCTTTTGCTTTGATTGTTGGTTGTCCAAACGGATTGTCAGGAAGAGCAACCCAAGGTTGGTTTACAACCACTAAAGTATTGTAGTAAGCATAATCTTCTTTCTTTGATTTAGAAATTCTTGAGTGAACTCCCATACCAATTTTGTCAGCAAGTGTTGCTGCGTTATGTTGTTTACCACCCTTACCATCGAAGGTCATCTTACAAGGAATTGAACCTACTGAATCCCAAAGGAATAAGATTGATTGTTGAATCTCTCCTTTCTCTTGTGCGTTTAATACTTCATTAATAAACTCAGTTACTTGTTCAATATAATCAAAACTATCATTAAAGATAAAGTCACCATCCCACTCACCGTCAGAATTCTTCTTGGCGTCCAATCCCAATTCAACAGCGTGTTCCCAACTCCATTTCTTTTCAGTAATGATAAAGACAGGTAAGTGTCCTTTCTTTTGAGCATCAGCCGCAGCTAATATCATGGCAGTTGTTTTAGAACTATTACTATGTCCCAAGAACATATTGATACCACCCATAACAGGGCCTGGTAATCCACTAGCACTTAAGAAAGCATCACCACAAAAGTAGTAGCTGGTTTCTTTATATTTTGTTTTGGTTGAGAACTTATCTTTAAATCCTCCCGATTCTTTTTTCTTAATTCCCGCCATCTTCTTTTCTTTTAATGTTTGGTATTTTACTTATCTTAGTTACCTTATAGAATTCTTCATCTTCTTCATATAATTCACCAAGTTCTTCTTCGTGAAAAGTAATTAAATTTAGAGACAAGTCTCCATTTTCCGACTCTTCCTTTAACATTCCAAATAAAACGGTATCACCAATTTTTTTAGCCATGCCAGAGTAATAATTCTTATGTTTTAATTGACTCAATATTTCGTAGGACAATGTTTTATTGTCAACCAATTGTAATTCAATTTCTTCTTTAAATGTCATATGATAAATTAAAAAAAGGGTGGAGTGTTACCTCCACCCGTATAAATTAGAATGGTAAATCCGAATCAACCTCAGCCTCAGCTTGAGGGTCAACAGCCTTTGCAGGTGCCGCCTTTTTGCTACCACCGAAAGTTTCTTCAGCAACTGTTGCGTCACCGTAAACGTATCCACCTTTTTCAGTGTCCCATTTTGGTGTCTCACCTCTTGCAATCGCCTCAAGGTATTCAACAGGTTTTTTAGAATATACATCCAACCAAGTTAACTCGTCGTTAATCCAAGCATTTGCTTGCTCTTTTTCTGCGTGAACAGGAGCTTGGTCTTCATACATAATTGTAGATACACTTGTGTACTCTTTACCTGCCGGTGTTTTTGATTTTGTTAACTCAATGATTAAATCACGTCCTGTTGTAGGGTCAGTGATATCACCTTTGTTTCTCCAAATAGGGATGATTTTGTCCAAGATACCATCGTTCTTGTAATTGTGTTTGAATCTCCAAAACTTTGGACCATCTTCTTCGTGGTCTCTGTCAATTACTTTAACGATATAGAACTTACGAGACTTATATTGTTTCGCCAATTCTTTATCTGATTCTTTACCCGTAGACATTAACTCTTCGTAAACCTCGTTTAAAGGTGAACGTTCGTTGTCATTCTTTCCTGGGTCGAAGAACTTCTGCCATTGACCACCAACTTGAATTTCGTGGTACCAAGCTTCTTTAAACGGTGATGAACCGTCTTGGGTAGGAAGGATTCTTACTCTTCTTTGTCCTGATTTCTCTTTATCACCAAGGATTAAAGCGAAATACTTTTTCATTCTTTCGTCTTGCGACATTTTACTTTGGGCCCCGCCCGATGAATTCTGTGATTTCTCATACTGTGCCAATACGGCGTCTAATACGTTACTCATGTTTTTTTGATTAAAATTATTAAATTGTTTTATTAAATATAGGTATAAATAGGTTCTATGTCAAATAAAAAAAGGTCATCTTTCGATGACCTTCTCAATATTTCTTTTCTGTATTACATTAAATCGTCCTCTGTTGGTTGGAATGATTTTTTGATATCACTTGCATTAATGTCAGTTACTTCGTCTGATGTTAACACATAATCTTTCTTACCTGTTAACTCCATTTCTTCTTTCTTGTCATCAAAGAAATCAGATAGTTTTTGGTTGAAAGGATATGAATCATACGACCTTAACTCTAATTTTTCTTGTGGAGTCTTTTCTCTGTATTTTTCAATCTTAGCTTCAAGAGTATTTAATTTGGACATTATTTGGTCCATCTCACCTAATCTTGATTCTAACTTATTTAGTTGTCCAAACAAGTTTTCAAAATAATCTTCTTGTTTTTTCTCAATGTTTTTTTGAGAATCAACTAATTCAGTTACATCCAACTCTTCTGAGCCTTCACCCTCATCACCACTCTCTTCTTCTGACTCACCTTCGTCGTCAATCTTTTCAACATCAGGGTCATTAGCAACATCAATTGGTTCAGCTGTTGCCGGTGCTGCTGGTGGTGCTGGTGGTGCTGGTGGTGCCGCTGCAGGGTCTGCAGGTGGTGGTGGTGCTATAGCCCCTAAATCAGCCGCGGGGTCTGCGGGTGGTGCTGCTGCGTCTAAAGCTTGCTCTGTTATGTATTTGTTGATATTCTTATATCTTTGAATTTCGCTGATAATTTTTCTATCTAAGCTCATGTTGTTATCCGTTTAAAAGTTGTTTTATTCCGTTAGCAGTTTCAACTCTAACTTTTCTATTAGCGGTTGTTTGATGACCGGCTCTTTCGATTAGACCATCTCTTTCTCTTACTGTATAACAGTCTCCAGTATCCAAGTCACAAACTTGTTTACTTCCGTCTCCGTTATCTTCCTCAGAATATCTCACTGATTTTCCAAGGTAATTGTTCAATGCTGATTTTAAATCCATAAAAATCTTTTTATTATAAATATACTGTTAGTATGTTAAGTGTTAAAATAGATTACAAATGACGTAGTATAATATGTTTGAGGATTGTTTCCGTTAGATGAAGTAGCAATAACATCAATTTGTCCACTAAGATATGCCGACTCTTCTAGTTCTTTCTCAGTAAAGTAATCTAAAGCGATATTGATAACGTCAAGATTATTAATTTCGAATTCTTGTAAATTATCCGTAACATATCCAGGTAGTGCGGTTTTCTTAATATCACTTTTACTTTGTATTCGAGTGTTATTTGGTCCGGGTTTACGTGTTACTAATTGAAGTTTTAAATCTGCTTGTGGGTCTAATCTCCAACCAGTATTTTCAGGGTTAATTGTTATAGTCAATGATTCCATACCCTTTAATCCATTATTTATAGACTCTATTAGAACTTTAGGTCCCGATTGTCCATCTTGTCTTGTAGAACTTTGAGATTTAGCAATCTCTGTTTGTGTCTGTTGACTTACGTTTGTCGTATTTAATGGTGCCGCAGAAGCACTTGTTGTTTTTGACGCAGGGTCATACGTGAACTTATTTGCACTTGTTACATCACCATTTTGAGTTTTTACAAGTATGGTATTTGAGTTTATATCTAGGAATTGACTTAAAGGTACAGTCACCGTAAGTTGAGTTCCGTCACTTGATTTAATGATATCTTTAGTCACAGTCGCATTGCTTATAGTAATTGCGGTTGTTGATTGTAGGTATTTTCCTGTAATAGTTAAAATAGTATTTTGTCCACCAAAAGTTGGCGTAAATGAAATAATTACAGGTTTTTCACAAGAAGTCGGTGTAGGTGTTGGTGGTGGTATTGTACCCACAGTAGGTGTAGGAGTTGGTGTAACAGAACTTGTTGCAGTTGGAGTTGAGCCAATGGTCGCAGAAATTGTTGGTGTAGGTGGTGGTTCATAAGTACCAGTTAAGTCAGATAATCCCAAACTTATTGCGGACTTAATTGCCGATTCAAAATTAGCTATTACCGCCTTGAACTCGGTACCCTTTTTAGTTTCATAATATTCTTCTGTAAAGTTTGTTGTTGGCCAATAACAAACATAGTATTTTGGTAATCCAATTTGTGTTATTCTTTGAATGTTCGGAGTCAACTTAGAAATCATAAAATCTAAAAACTTATTTATATCTGAAAAATTAGCAATAGGTAATATATTTTTAACATTTGTCGCGGTTCCTGATTGAACATTCACGCAAGAATATGTTCTAGGCGTTTGATTAAAATATATGTTGTTATTACCATAATCTATGTCTAAGGTTACAGTTGCAAAGTTATTATTGAACCCAACAAAAGAATTTACATCTTTAGTCCCTTGACGTACTCTAACATAACATATAGTGTATATTATTGTTTGAAGATACGAATCGGACGTCTTTTTAACAATAGCATCTTTAAACAGTTGTTCTGAAAGTGGTGTTGCAGTTGTTGTTGTTGACGCCCAACCTTGTTCTGTGTATATCGGATTTAATTTATTACTACAAGTATTTTGGTCCTCTCGTTCACTCTTAGCTTCTTGTATAACCTTACTAGCTTTAGTTTGGTCTGTTGTTGCACCAGGTGTGGGTGTTGCGTCTTTTTTATTAAGAACCGCTTGTTCAATCTTGGTTAAAAGATTTTTATTAATACTTTGTAAGAAACTATCAATTGCAGGTAAATCAAAGATACCTTGTCTTACCCCTGTAATAGTTGTCTCAAAATTACCCGGTGTAATATTATGTGAAATGTCCGTAATCATGTATGGCCCATTAAACATGGGTACATGTTGTAAGTTGAAATACATTGTTGGTTGTAATAACGCATTACCTAAACATTGTATCGTACAAGTATAACTTCTATTTTTGTATAGATTATACAAACTAACATTTTGAGTCGCAACATTTCTACCTGACGCTTGGTCAATCATATTCAATTGTGCGTTAATTGCCTCAGATGTAGCCTTTCCCGCATCTTGTGAAACCGAGAATGAATAAAACACATTTTGATTTCTTGTCCCTATTTCCACATTAAACCCAACACATCTGTTTGATAGTCCAAAATCTTTTTTGTCTTTTAGGTCCTCAATTAATGGATTCTCAGAGGCTCTCTTCATTTCAAAACTATCGTCCCTAAATCTGAAATTACCTTTTGGTAAATCCAAATATTGTGATGGTTTACCAGCATAAAAACAAATCATTTTTGGACCTGAGTTTCTATAATCCACATTCAAATATGTCCCCCACATACTATTAGCAAACTCAAGTGAACCTTGGGTTTTTTGTGGTATGTTAAGTCCTGAAACATCTTGTACATTATAGAAGTTAACATAAGCCGGAAGAGGCATTACCGTAAAGTTATTTTTAATTAAAATTCCACTTATAAGTGTAAACACACTCATTGACTCACTATATGCATTTTTACCCAACATTGATTGAAGGTCAAATATATCAATGATAATTGTATCTCCAATATTTCTTGACGCTCTGTCTAAGAACATCATATCTTCAAACAATGTTTTTGTTTTGTAGTCACCACCAGCAACCCACTTATCGTTAAGAGCTTTGAATACTTCGTAGTTTTCAACTTTAGACTGTTGTCCGTCAATAACTGATTGAATTACTCTTTCAGGTAATTGAGATTGTTCTGGTAATTCTTTTCTAACTGCCGCTAATGTTCTATCTAAAACTATATTTTGTAGGGTAGTACCATTAGAAATAAAGTTTTGTAGTTGTGTTCTAAAGTTTCCTGTTGTTATTGTTGGGTTTAATAGCTTTCTTGTCGCATATATCTTTATCAATTCAGAGTATAAATTAATGTTTGGTACACTAAATAACATATTGTTATCAACAAAGAAGTCGGTAATATAAGAACCTCTATCTGTATATTCTAAATTGGTAATTGTTGAGAATCCTACGGTTGTTTGTAATGCAACCCATTCAAGTGGATACTTTGCCTTACTTTGTGACAAGGTTATTCCACCACCTAATGTTGGCAAACTATTTTTAACATATGGTTCGTATCTAATTGGGTCAGTTGCTGTACCAAGGAAAGAACCAAATATTCTTCTATTATAATTTCCAGGATTACCATTTCTTAAGATAACATCATACTCCATAAAGTTCTTTATGTTTGAACAAAAAACTTGAGCTTGACCATTAATTGTATTTTGAAAATATTGTTCATTATTTTCTGAGGTCGCTTGTGCAGGAACTGTCATTGCAGTTCTCATAAACGACTGGAAATTTTTAAAATTGGCATTTATATCAATTGGGCTTTGTCCGATTCCAACTACTGATAGGGCCGCGTCTAATGTGCTAATTGGTTTACAAAAATTCAAGAACTCTTGTTCAAATTGATTCAGAATTGATTTATCAAATACAGAAAAAATCTCTTCAATTTTAGAGTATGTGTCTCCCGACAATAGTTCCATTGGTGATTGTATCGCACTTTTAGGATTAATATAATTCAAATAAGAATTTGGTGATGGTTTACGAATTGATAATGAATCAAAATATCCGTAGTTTGGTGCCGACCATAATAACCTAACACTACCATTATACATTGATTGGTTATATGTTAAATCAACTATAGTACTACCTAATGTATTAACACACTGTGCCGCTGTTTGACTCAAAGTAGTTCCATACGATGGTACCACATAATACTGACCACCTTTGGTATTATTCGCAGGTACACAAACAGATTGATTTTTAGATGAATCATCAATTAAATGAGGAATAACCACACTAAAAGGTTGTACTATGAGGTCTTTTGTTTTTTGTTTTACACCTGAAATAGAACCTTGTGATAATGAAAATAATTTCATTCCATTATTTAAACTAGCCTGTATTTCTTCATTAGTATAATTTTGATATAATTCGTATCCATTATAAAATACGTTAAAATCATTAACTAACTTAGGATAAAATCCGTTTTGTATTTTAATACTTGTTGCGGTTTCATTCTGTAAAACAATGTTTTCAGTTTCTGTTTTACCCTCAATAGTAGTTTGATAACTATATTGATGATTTATATCATTTGTAATTGGGTCATAATTAACAACATAATCAAACTCTTTCCAACACGAATCTAAAATATCTACGTTTGTCTCAACATGTTTTTTATATCTATGCCAAATAGAACCCATTTTTAAAACCCAAGCATATGGGACTTTATGTATTGCACCAAATTTTTTAAACACTGAAGCAATATAGTCTAAATCAATAGTTTGTCCTTGAAAATATGATTTATATCTTTCTCTTGTAGACACCAGTGGTAATGAATTAATAAACAAATAAGCCGCCTGAACATAAGGATATGGGTCAGACTTTCTTGAATTGTTAACACCATTTTGAATTGCATTTACAAAATATGGTGTATTCAATATTGAAGTTGTTGTTCTGTCTTCAAAAGTAGTGTTTGGGGATGGAAAATAACAATAACCCTCAGTTGGTATAAACTTTGTTGTTATTCTAGTTCTATAAAATTCATTCAGGTTTCCATTGGTACGACCATCTGACGGATTACTTACATTTAAATAAGAAAAGTTTGTTACAGGTCTATTTGTTGTATAATCTGTTAAAGTAGTGAAGTTAGCAATAACCTTATTCTCTGAGTAAATAAAATACGTTTTGTTTGTATTATAAACTAACTCATTTGTATTTGCCGCTGAGTTATCCATATTTTTGGAACACCATGTTCCATCTGTAAATGGATATGTGTCCAATAATATTGGTGTGTTATATGGAGATGTTATAATTTGTTGGAGAGCCTCGGATACTATTGGTTCTCTAGGGATTTTACCAATCTCGTTTAATTTTAAAATTGAGAATGGGGACTCTGTCAAAGTTTTAATATACGGTGTCACATAGAAATCTCTAATAAAATCTTGATAAGCTCTACCTGTTCCCTGATTTGAAATTGTTTCTAATGTACTAACATAATTAGAAGAATTCAAATTTAAATTCTTTAATTTTACGGTTAGGTATGGAGAGCTCGCACCTAAACTCAATCCTATGTTTTTAGTTTCAACAGACATTGTATATTCAGCAAACACATCACTTCCGTTGTTGTTACCTAACAACCTAACATATCCCGAATAAAAAGATGTAAGATATTGTCTTTCCCAAATTTCATAAAAGAATTTTATTTCTTCTTTATTCACATAAGCAATTCCAACATTTGGAAATTCAATAGCATTTACATTAGTTATTATTGTTGTTGATTCCGCATCCAAAGAAGGCTGGCTTAATGGGTTTTGAAACTTTTGTGTTAACCCTTTCATATACTCCTCAACAAATTCAACCTCAGGCCATTTATCATACAAATAACCTTTTGTTAGATTAACAACAGATGGGTCGGCAATATATTTTAATTGGAATCTTCCCTTTTTATCTTCGGGTGTTTCAACAAAAAATTGAGGCCATGGATAAACCGGTATTTGAGATGTGGATAACCCCTGATTTGATTGTTGTGCATTTGTAGATATTTTAACCTCATCTCTACTATCAGAACTTTGAGCTGATGATGGGTTATCTAATATGGCGTTCTTTCTAATAGGGTCATATTTAACATTCCACGCATTGGTATGAACATCATCTAATAACCTAATAAACGCTTCTGAAGAGGCCATTAGTACCGCAATAATATTTCTTACCGTAGGTTTGAAACCCAAACCTGTTGCTTTGTCTTCTATCTTTCTAGCCAAGTCTGCCGACAATAATCCCTCAATCTCAGCAAGTTTTGCATTAGCTTGAGTTTCCATATTAGCAAGATTTTTATCAAAACCTTTGTCTCCCTCAAATACTAAGAATTTAGGTAATACAATTTCTTTGGGTATTGGGATAGTAGAAAAAATATTTTGTTCAAACGATACTTTAAAAAATTTAGATAGTCTGTCTTGAACCAATTTCACATCTTCTTCCGTAGGAGCAATAACACCTGTTTGTGACCTTGTTGTTTCTATCCAATCAACATTCGTATAAACAATTGTTTTGAACAAATCATCATACTTAATTGGATTTGCAATTGGTGAAGTTCCGGCCTTTCCCAATGTTGGGTTTTCAGCCAATCCAATATTATATCTCGCAACTAAATCAGATAGTTTGGTATTTGCCTCAGATATTGCCGCTTGGTCTAAATTAGCTTTGTACGCATAAACAACCGCCGGTTTATCTTTTAAATAAATTGGTCTAACGTCACAATATGTGTTGAACCAAGAAGAGTCAGCTCCTCTTATGTTTGCAAAATAATCTTTAAGTTTTTGTTGGTAATTTCTTATGTTGGTAAGTGGTTCAACGTTGGCTTTCTGATAAGAATTAACAATCGCTTGTTCAAAGTTATCTAACTTATTCATTAATTGCTGAACCGTTAACTCTGGAAAATCTCTTGAAACTAATCCTTTGGCTTTATATTCACTATAAACTTCAACGACTTTTTGATAACCCCTTTCCGCAACTATTTCTGATGTTACATTGGTAGTACTTGTTGTACCAATACCAGATTTACCAGCCAAATTTCCGGATTTTGAGTCATTAGCACTTTGACCTTCTGTTGGTGATTGTGTAATTTGAAATCTTTGAGAGTACATGTGTGGTGCAGCAAGCAAGTGACCAAAAGAAATCTCATTTAAGATGTTGAATTTATATCCTTTAAATTCCAAATTAACAATATAATTACCACTATAACTGTTAAATGATGCACTAAACTTCTCAAGATTTAATTGGTATCTAATTGCTTGTCCATAATAACCTTTCAGTGTTAAATAGAATGGACAATATGGTAGATTAAAAAACGCAGCATACGGTGAGTTGTTACCTAATTGAAATAACGCCTTACCTTGAACATCTTCTAATGTGATTGACACACTTGGAATAAATGACGTACTTGTTCTAATACTAATACTTGTCATACCAAGTAATCCGGTATCAATTACGTTTGTTTGGTCAGCAACACTATTAATCTTATAAGATTCTTTACCATCCGCAGTTTGATTCAAAGTTTGTTTGGGTTGATTAGTACCCTCATACTTAGTTGAGTTTTGTCCGGTCAACTCGTCATAATAACCCGCTCCTAAGTAGGTATTTTTTGTTGGCTTAAGAAAATTAATTTTAGCAACAGATATAGTTCTAATTCTATCTTCAGGACTTCCACCTACCGCTAATTTTGTTCTTGGCACAACCTCAGCCTCAAGATTGGCATACATAACCAAATTTTCATGGTCAACTAATCTTTCTCTAATGTTACCAAAATTATCGATTGTTTTGTTAGGGTCAACTACAATAATATTGTTATAGTCAAAGTCCACCAATATGTTTCCGCTGTTGTCAGCCTGTAAGTTACCTGCCATAATAATAAAAATGATTTTCTAATGCCGCTTTATAATCCTGTAAAGAAGCTATGAGCGGAAATGGAATAATCAATACTGCACCGTCATAAATATTATCTTCTAACCCACCGAATTGAGGATTCGCTTGTAATATCAACCAACTAAAATATGGAGAGTTATAAAATTCTTGGGAAACTTTATCTAATCTACTTCGAGCAACTTTGTAGATAAATGTTTGGTCTGTAGGCTTTTGAGTAATATTAACAAATGGTACGACAGTTTGTTCACCATTAATGATGAATTCACTATATCGATTATAATACGGATATGCCATTAATTAAGTTTTAATTTTGAAACATACGCTGATGGTTTATCCTGGTTGTTCCAAGTCTGTTTGTCTGAATTAGCCAACACTCTACCCAATCCTGTAATTACTTCGGTTTGACTTGCCGTTGGTGTGGTTGATTTTTCAAACGTGAACAATCTTTTCTTTGTTGGAAATGGTGTATAATTTATAAAGTTTTTCAATTTACCTTTTTCAAGATTATCAAGGAATGCGGTTGTTACTGCATTTTCTTTAGCGAATTGTGGTTTAGCAGTACCAATCCAATAAGAATCAAATTGTGCAGCAACATCCTGACTTCCACTACCAAGAATATCCTTGTTGTTAATTATATTATTAATCATCGCATCTTTAAAGGTTTGATACCTTTTATCATCCAATATTTCTGGTGACAAAATCATATACATTCTTCTGAAAGCATAGTTCTTAGGAGTTCCATCACCAGTTGGGTTTCCATCACTATTTTTTACAGTCTGTCCAAAGTCACCCTCAGTAAATGGTACAAAGACAACACGTTTTATGTACTTTTCGTAAGTGGTTTGTTCTTTAATATCACCATACAATCCAACACCTATGTATTGTGCTGAGTTATAGTCAAATGTGGTGCCCGTAATTAATAGTCCATAATATTCACTTATATTATATCCAATCTTTCTAATGTCTTTTTGAATCTCATCAAAAGTGTCGGGTGCTTCCGTTTTATTATAAACGTCTGCAGTTCCACTTATATCATAAATTACAACATTACCATTCTTTTCTTGGAAACCATCCGTACCTGTTGTTGGTCCTGATTTGTATAAAGGTATTACATTAGCTCGCGTAAGATACTGAATAAATGTTTGTTGTTGATTAACCAATTCTTGGCTTAATTGTGTGACAGCGTTTTGGTAGGTACTTGTTTTATTAGTAACAAAGTTTTTTAAGTTCATTGTTAATTGTCTAATAACCTTAGGACTAAAACCTTTATTGCTAGACATAAAATTAATAAACAAATCTTGAGTATTAGGGTCTGTGCTTTCAATGTTTACAACATAATCAGTGAAAACGTTATTAACCACTTGTTGAACATTATTAGGTTTTCCAATTAGATACACTTCTTTACCTGGGGTTGTATCAACCAAGAATGTTCCTTTCGTATAATTTCTATCACAAGTTAAATTCTGCAACATCGCGTTGTTATATTGTTTAACACATTCTTTACTCTTATTAATATAGTTTTGGAAATAAGTTTGAGTTTGTGAAACAAGATTATTCATATACTTCTGATAACTTGTTGTACCCGTTGTACCTGAAGTTGATAGTATATCACCAATAGTTGACTCATTAGTTTGTGGATTGTTATCTTGCGTTTGGTTAACAGTTGCTGCAGGTGGTTGAGCACCTATCGCATTTAAGAACGCTTTGTCAATAACTTTATAACTTAAGTCTGTTGCATCGGCTCTATCATCATACATTTCAGTATTAGCATAATAATTGAACGTTAATGCGTTCTGTAATTTATCAACAGATTCTTTTAATCCACTTCCGCCAATAAAATTAAATCCAAGTGTCACGTTAGCAATCATTGGTTGAATACCTATACCCTCTGGATTAATATCCAAATCTTCATAAGTAAGTGCTAATGATGTTGGAATTATTTTTGTATTATAAAAATCACCGATTCTTAAAACCAAGACTGGAGGTGCGCCAAACGCCGTGTTTGTTGCATTATTATATTGAAGTTCATTTGTTTGTCCTACCGTCTTGATAGTTGGGATAGTATCTCCAGGTCTCATACATTGTTGAAGGAAAGTCAATCTAGTGTTTAACCCTTCTGGTGTCATTGAGTGGAATGCTGGTTGGAAAAACTTTAACTTGTCTTTTAGGTTATCATAAACCATTGGAGTTTCCTCTTTAATTGCTTCAAAGTAATTACACTCAGATAACAACGACCTTAAGACTCTCTTTGTGATATTATCTCTTTCTACAAACTTTTCTTCAATTGTTTGAACTGTTGTTGTCACAGGTGTAACGGTTCCTACCAAAACATTTGATAATTGTGGTTGTGGTTTTTCTTGTGTTATAGATGAAGATTTTTGGGTTGGTGGTTGTGTTAATTTTGATGTATCCACATTAATATATGCCCTTCTACAAGCCATTGCTGTTGTTGTGTATATTTCTTTTGAAGCCGCCTTTGTATCTCCACCTTTAGCTTGTGGGTCACCATCTGTACAACTTACAGGAACACCGCTTGTAAAATCTTTCTTTTGTGCATCATATTGTTGTACACTTGCATTTTCACCAGATGCTTTACCTTCTACAACAAATAACCTTCTTGGTGAACTATTAAAAAATGTTGCAGTATTTGTATTTGTTGTAAAAAATTTTATAGCCGCATTAATTCTTCTTTTAGATAATTGCTCATTATAAGACACACTAGCAGGAGCAGAACAACTGGAATCAACTGTTATTGTTATAGTCCCCTCATTGTTTTTTAGTGCGTTTCCAATATCCTCACATAGTTTTTGAATTTGTTTGTAGTTAGGTTCAACTACCGAAGTGAAAAATGATTGTGTTAGTGCCGCAGTGCTTTTCTTTGTATATTCACCACTTAAAACATTGGTGCTATATGCAGCATATTGTGAATCAAAATTCGCAGCATTATCCTTTTCTTTAGGTATATCATTATCAAAATAGAACCCAATGTTTTTAGAGTTTGGGATTTGAATAGGTTCACTAGTTTGTTTAACTAGTTCACCTTGTCCTCCAGTATTACCTGGTTGAATTGTCTTAACCGCATAAGTTAATTGTTCCTTTGTCATCTCTTTAGATGAAATCATTTGTTGTAATTGGAACAAGTCATTAGGGTTAATTGTGTAATATTTCTTGGCTAACTCATATAGGTCATAGGTTCTACATCCCGCAAAGAATGAATCAATGATACTATCGATTCTTGGTCTGTTAGTTTCGTTCTTAAGAACTTTATCAACCAATAGATTTAATACTGAAGGGTGGTCAACAACTATCTTCCATGTTAAACTTCCCGTTCTATTTGTATTGTTGTATGTATACACAGGTTCTGGTCTACCGATGAAATCAGTATTCTTCCAGTTCGCAGTTACGTTTTCAGTAAATGTTAAACCATATGGTGGGAACCACATAACTCTACCACCATTAGGTCCTCTCTCACAAATAGCCAAATCTGAAACAGAAAAACCAGGTGTGTTAGATGTTCTCCAAGCCAAATTCTCAAGTGAAAACATGTATTTTTTGGCATAAGCGTTGTTAGTTGTACCAATAAGATTTGTAGAGTCTTGACCTCCCTCTTGTTTGTTTGGATAGATGTTCAAGTTCCATGTCTTATCCATTACTGAATAAGCAAATTTTCTACCTTCGGTTGTCATACCGTTTCTTTTCTGTAAGTCATTGTATTGTAAGTAAGGAACGTCTTTAGTGAATACACGACAGTACTCTGTTCCCACCTCTTGTCCAATTGAACCAATGTACTTAAGAACTCTAGAACCCTTTGTAATCTCTCTATAACCATCATGGAAGACCTTACTAACTTGGTCGATAGCATTACCAACGTGTTGTAATCTTCTACCACCGGCAGGTTGACTATTAATTAGTCTTTGTGTATCATCAAGAATTGAACCTTCTCTATATGTTTGGTTTGTTGATTGGGTCTTATCATATGATGATGGTTTGTAATCTTGGTCCTGTCTAATAATCTCCCCACCAATACCAACATACTTGCCAGCATTGTCTTTGTATTTTGGTGACACCCAAGTGAATCCACCTTCAACACCACCTCCGTTACCATACGTAGGTCCGTTAGCACCGAGCTTACTTTCTAAATCAGGACCTTCATATAACGCAGCAAGTTCACCCGGTCCATAAACAGGAGATTGAACCTCTTGTCCAAATTGGTTTACAGGTATATCACCACCTGGTGAGAATACTCTTGATGGGTCTGATGTTCTTGAACCAACATAGAAATTACTATTGTCAGTTGTAGAACCAACTAAAACTCCTGCAGCTCTATCAAATAATGTTCTTTGATAATCTGGCTTAAACTTGTTGTAATCAATGTTACCGAATAATCTCGACTTTTGACCACCACCTGTGTTGTTTAAGAATAATTGTGAACCTGTCTTATCACCACCTAATAATCTACTAAATGATTTACCAACAGATGTTTTAGCAAACGCAGCACTTAATTGTTGAATTGTTGTTGGTTGTCCTGAATTGATACTCGCATCGAAGTATGAACCAGGAATTGTGGATGTTGGTATTGTACTACCCGCCAATCTTAAGGCGAAGTCTGTTGCCGCTAATATTGGATTGGATGGTGCGGTAATCGTGTAGTTAGGTTCAATTAAAGGAACTCTACCTGTAACTAAATTTAAAACGTCTGTACCACTTCTTACGTTAAACGCATTGGCTCTACCTACAGTTTGTTGAACTATCGCTGTGGCAATTCTTTCTTCAAACCCCTTTCTTAATCTTGAAGCACCTAAACGAGCAAGATATGAGTCAGAACTTAACAAACCATTACTACCTTGAGGGTCTGGCGTTAATAAGATTGAAACGGGTCCGTATGTTGACGGGTTGAAGTTGGGGTATGGTTGGTTGTTATAATATCTTGTGCTACCGTTGGCGTCGATTGTTTCTAAGTTCCCAACAAATTCTCCACTATCATATAATTGTTCACTACCATTACCGAAGGCATTAATCTTTCTCCAATTCTTTGACTCAGGTTCAGCTTCACTTAAAATGTTTGCGTCCTGAAATCCGTATTCTCCTTCGTTGGATTTTGTGTTTGTATTCCCAACAGGGTCGGGGGCTTGTTGATATCCACCTTCATTACCCCACTTATTCAACGGATATAACTTATTAGCAAACGATGGTTCGTCTATTAATTGGTCAGGGCTATCTTGAACTGATGTATCTGATTGTATGTATTCTGTATTAAATGGAGGCGTAGGTCTATTAGGAGCCTTAAGATAAG